TTCTTCTTTGAATATGTCCGAGGTGGCTGATGGGTCTTGTAGCTCCAAGAATCAATGCGTCTGTTTCTGGTACCACTGTCGCCACTGCGCTCACCGTTGACGACCTGGAAGTAGACAGCGGAACACTGTCCATCGATGCAGACAACAACCGTGTTGGCATTGGCACTACGAGTCCAGACGGGCCGCTGCATGTGATGAAGGCGTCAGCCGGAAGCGTAACCGCGAGCGGCGATGGGAACGCGCTTGTAGTTGAATCTGATGACGTTTCTGGCGTTACGTTGCTCGCCCCTGATGAGGGTGTGATCTACTTCGGAGATGTGGCCGACAACGATATAGGACGAATTCGGTACAATCACCCCACAGACTCGATGCGGTTTTGGACAAACAACGCAGAACGGGTTCGCATTGAATCAGACGGGAAGGTGGGCATCGGCACGGACAGCCCAGACGGGCGGCTGCATGTGATGAAGGGTTCTGCCGGAAGCGTCACGGCCAGCGGAGACGGTAATGCGTTTGTAATTGAATCTGATGACGTTGCCGGCATGACGCTCCTGAGCCCCGGGGATGGGGTGATCTACTTTGGGGATGCGGCAGATAACGACGAAGGCCGGATCGTCTACAAACACTCTGACAATTCGATGAATCTGTGGACCAACAACGCGGTACGCTTGACGATTGACAGTTCAAAGGCGACGTTTTCTGGAGAAATCCACTGTCCTGGCGTGTCCCTTACCGATGGCGCTTCCATCAACATTTCGTCACCGCCGCTATCTACAGCAGACCACACCTCCACGGGACTTACAGCAGAGATGTTGGCCGGTGGGACTATCGCGGCCTTCCAGACTGTGTGCATCCATACAGTCACAGGTGAAGTGGTAATCTCTGACTCTGATGCTATCGGCACAATGCCGGTCATCGGTATCGCAACAGAGGCAATCGCAGATGAGGCCGCTGGCACGGTTCTTCTTCAAGGATTCATCCGTGATGATGACTGGAACTGGACTGTCGGCGGGATTCTTTACGCATCGGGAACTGCTGGAGCCATGACACAGACCGCACCGAGCGGAACGGGTGACTTTGTTCAGGCCCTGGGTATTGCGCTTACTGCTGACGTTGTGTACTTCAACCCGTCACTGACCCTGGTTGAGGTTGCTTAGTGGCTGACTACGCCAAAGTAAACAATGTGGCTGCTGCCGACATTGCCAAGGTCAACAATGTAGCGAAGGCTGCCATTGCTAATATGCACGGCATCACCACTCCATCTTCGGGTGCCACCCTGTGGACACTGGCCAGCGAAAACGGTGGGATTGGAACAGCAGCAGCAGCGGATCTAAACGCCTGGACCTGCTATGAGTCTGCGGACATGGGCACAGCGAACTACACCACCGTTGCCTATGGGAAAGATGGCGCTGGAGATCCGGTGTGGGTTGCGGTCAACGAAAATGGCAACAGAGAGATCCGCTACTCGTCTGACCCGACAGCCGGCGTTGATGCGTGGACTGACTCGACCGACCCTGGCTACCACATGAATGGAGTAGCCTGGGGGGATGATGTCTGGGTCACTGTTGGCGACAGTGGAAGAATGTACCGATCAACAGATGGTGGCGGGAAAGATGCCAATGGAGATCCGGCTACCTGGACCGAGGTCGATCTATCGGGCTTGTCTGGTAAGAACACCACGAAGATTGATGAGATCATCACTGACGGTGACGGGAACTGGATGTTCGGCCAAGACACCCGCGTCTACTATTCTACGAACGGCGGAGCGGCCTGGTCATTGGCGATCGACCTCAATGCCAGCGGCCCACAGATCGACTCTGGCTTCAATCTCCACACGCTGACCTATACGGGTGGCAAATGGATTGTTTACCTTCGCAAGTCCGGCTACTCCAGGGTGTTCCATGCCACGGACCCAACCGGCACATGGACTGGCGCGACTGTCGGTGGAGTTGCACAGGACGACGCGGCCCTTGGAGACAATGATGCACTCATCTTCCACACCGCTCGCCGGATGGCCGCTGGTGATGGGACAGTGATCATCGTTGCGGGTCCGCACTTCTCTCGCAGCACGAATAGCGGGGTCGATTGGACACAGACCGCAAGTGGCCTGCCGCATGGTGATGCCAGAGATATTGCAACCGATGGCCAAGGCAACTGGGTTGTGGTGCATGATGATGGGCGCGTGTCCGTCAGCACAGACAATGGGGCCAACTTTGCTGAACAAACAGGCGTGCAAGACGGCGGAAGCAACACGCGCATGCGCTTCCCAACGGGCTCGGGTGGCAACCTTCGGGACCTTGAGTCCGTCGCCGCAAATGTTCTCTTACCGGTGTAAACATGGCAACCGTATTCCTCGACAGACAGCACGCCGGAAAGCCTGGACGAAATGCGTCGGATAGGGGTGCGTCTGCTGACCTTGATGGTGATGGTTCTGTGGGCTCACATGAAAAAGAGGCTATGCTCACGCCAAAGTACCTTTTACATGCGGAGGAGAGGCTTTTGGATCTAGGCCATGATGTCATCACACTTAGTGACGGCTGGTACAGCCAGCGTCATGCCCGTGTGAACACCTACTCTGGTCAGACGGCTGGCTCAAAGGTGTACGTTTCGGCCCACCTAAACGCTGGTGGAGGAGAGTATGGTGCTGTGTTTTATGACCACAGATCGCGTAGCGGACCTAAGCTCGCCCAGGAGATTGCCTTGAAGCTGAAGGCTGCTTGCCCCGAGATTGGGGGCGGAATCAAGGTGATACCAGCGCAACCTGACGACTGGACAGTAAATGCGTACAACACAGTCAGAGGCGTACAGTCTCCTGTGGCTGTTTGCTTTGAGCCTTGTTTTATTGATACTGATTCTCACCATGCATTGCTGACTGATTCGGGATTGTCCCGTATTGGGAAGGCTCTTGCTGATGGTATCCACGCTTGGGCTGAGCAATAGGAGCTTTAGATGGCACTCAAGGTTTCGGGATTTAACAGTGCGGCGATCGACTACAAGATCGTTTCATACGACAACACAAACTCACCTTCTTCTGCGATTCAGGAGAATGTGACTGGTAGTTCTGGCACACTCTACTCCGTTGACATGGACAACAAGTCTGGTTCTGTCGCCATAATCCGGTTGCAGGATTACGCTTCACCCGTTCTTGGAAACTCCACGTCTGGTTTGGCAGACATGTTTTGGGCTGTTCCGGCCACTACAGCGAAGCGTGTTGAAATCCCTGGTGGCATTGCCTTTTCTCAGTTGAATCTTTGGACCACCGCGAACGGGCCTGTACTTGAGACAGCAAACCCTGCGTCTGGTGGCCTCATCATTACCATCGTTTGCTCTTAGGAGGCTATAATGGGCGTTACTCTAAGTACGATTGCTGATCCACTTGGGACAAAACTAGTCATTGACACCGACGCTGACTCTACCGCTGAGGGCAACGTTACTGGTGCAGCCGGCAGCTTTTACGCTGTGGAGATCGACAACACAGCAAACCAAGCGGCAACGTATGTAAAGTTTGCTGACGCTACCTCCGCGACACCCGGCACAACAAACCCTTCGTGGCAGTTTTATGCTCCTGCATCTACCAAGCTGACCTACGTGCTTGGTACGGGCATAGCGTTCACTCCTGGCCTTAGTGTTTGGGCTGTTACCAGTCCGGCTGCGTTGACCGCCAGCAGTGCTGCCTCTGCCACAAGCCCCACTAGCGATGTATCAGTAAAAGTTTTGAGTACCTGATTGGAGACCAACCATGATTAAGAAGACCATTGACACCTTTTTCTGTTCCCAGAACCGGATTTCTTGGCGACGTATTACTGCTCTCGCCCTGGGCACTGGACTTTTGGCGGCTGGATTTCTCGAATCTACTCAGTGGCTCTACCTGAGCCTTGCTTACATTGCTGGCGATAGTGCCGAAAAGGCCCTTGCAGCCTTCTCAAATAAGTAATGTGAGCAAAGTCTGGCGATTCTTTCTTGGGATTGGGGCGGCGATTGCTGCCCTTATCTTCTTGTTGTTCCCGAGAAGCAAGAAGCCTAAGAAGGGTACCGGAAGCCACTCACCACCAAAGAACACGGCTGCTGAGGCTGCCCGTGACAATGTTCAAGAAACTTTTGAGGAAGAAGTGGACCGGGTTGATGAGGCAATCAGTGGTCCTGCACCTGCTTCTTCCTTGGCTGATTTGGGTAATGCCCGGAGGAGGCGCAAGTGATTGTGTCATTTCTTCTCGGTACAGCCCTAGCTGCCTCTCCCATTCTTCGTCCGCCACCACCCGAAAGGGTGCCCGGGGAATGCGAGAAGGTTTACCCAGTCAGCCTGGGCCAACCATTGCCAGACATACTGCTGAACTCTTCGTCTGTCGCCCCGTGTTCGGCAGTGGTTGTGCCCCTTTCTGACTATGCCGATCTCTTGTCCACAGAGCAATGGGGCGAGGCTGTTGCGCAAATGTATTCCATTGATACCAAGATGTTGGAGATGGAGAGAGATTGGTATAAAGAGAGGTTGAAGGAGCAATCTAAACCCATCCCCTTTCTTGAAAGGCCCTCAACACAGCGCTGGTTTGGTAGAGTTGAAACACTTGTCACAGTCGGTGTTGTTGCCGTTGGCCTCAGCGCTGCTTATCAATACGGCTCAGGGGGCTTCAAATGAGTTCTGATATGAAAAGCTGGGTATCCCCCGTGGTGAGCGTGATCTTTGTGGCTGGCATTGCCTACGGGACCCTTGAGGCTACCGCAGAGGAAACAGAGCAGCTAAACGGTCGTGTTTCTTCTCTTGAGCAAAGCGTCAAAAACCAAGAGATCATCGATCTGAAGATCGAGGGTGTTGAAAAGAGACTGGACAAGATGGAAGAGTTGCAGTCTCAGATGATGGCACTTCAGCAGCAGCAGGCCATTAACATGGCGGCTGTTTGCCAAGCTACCAACGCTGATTGTAGCCGGTAGTCGTGTCCTCAGTCAGAACAACCCTGTCGGGATCGACACAGGGAACCGGCATCAAGGTTTCCTCAACTGACGCCACCGCACAGGGTGAGATAGTTCACATCCATGGTGACACGTACAATGATTCCAAGTTTGATGAAATCTACCTGTACGCACACAACAGTCATTCGTCTTCTGTGACCCTCACGCTTCAGTGGGGTGGCTTGACCGACCCGGACAACATCATTGATATCAGCATTGCTGCTGGTAGCTTTCTGGGGGTTGTTCCAGGGTTGTCGATCGGCGGTAGCCTGACCGTTTCAGCTACAGCATCAGTGACTAATAAGATCGTGCTGTATGGATATGTTCTGGCACACCAGTTGCAAGCCCTCTGAGGCGTCCTGACTGCGAGACCAGCGCCTTACCACTCTGATTGGCCGAGCAGCGCTTACAGGCGTACTCAGAGCCGGTCTTCACCCATCCATGCGGCAGGACAAAGAGTGCCTCTCTCTTGAGGGCGGTGATCGGGTACCGTCTGCGACATTTATCACATCGGAGGTGTGTCTTTTGTTTCATGTGTACCAAAAAAACACCCGGCACTGAGCCCCGTAGTAAGCTCTTGTGTGCCGGGTGAGTAATCCGAGGGATAGGATTGCTGCAAACAGGAACAGCATACGCTGCGTAACGCGGCTCATTTGGTTCGCAAATAGAAAAGCCCCGGCCCTGGGGGGTTTCCAGAACCGAGGCACCCTGCCCACTGCCCGGTAGGAATCATCTCATGCAAAGATGATGTGGACAGAGGGCGGGGGGGGACTATTTTCTTTTCAATCCATAGCTGTCTTTAGCCCAACCGACTCCTTTGAGGTTGAAGCTGCTGCGAGAGACGAGCTTCTTCATGGCCTTCAAGCACTTATCGCAAGAGGGTGCTGGGTCGGTGTGCCTTTGAAAGCGTTCAACATTCTTTCCGCAAGACTCGCAGAGGTACTCGTACAGTGGCATCTTTCTTCTCGTTGTTTAGCAAGTAGGCTGGGGCGGGTGGATTCGAACCACCAACCTTCCGGGTAACAACCGGATGCGCTGCCAGTTGCGCTACACCCCAGTGACGGCCCCATACAGAGCCAAACAACAGGCATCAGCAAGACCATCATGTGGCTTGCGCTTCTTGCCTGGAGTCAAATCAAGATCAGGAACCCTGTTCATCACCGCATACACCGACCGGTTCTTCCCATCACCAGGGACATCTCTAAGTATTTTACTTGTCCATGTATTTGGTGACACCTCAATGAACCTAATGCCTTTGCTGGCGAGAATCCCCTTCCAAAGCCCATAACCGTAGCCAGAGCTAAAGGTTGAGGACACTCCTTGCTTGGGCCTTGCCCACTGACGTTCGATCACAGCCAGTTGTACATCGTACTTGTTTGCAAGCCACTCCATAGCCATAGCCATTCGAGTCTCTGTGTAGTCCCTCTTGCTTCCTTTCCCAAGCCGGATGGTGAAGTCCCGCGCCGTCAGCCAAGAGGAGGCAACGGTGCCGTCCTCGTTCAGTGCAACAACAGCACCGTCCTTCCCAGGGTCTATGCCAAGAAAGACAGCCATTACTCTGGTGGCCTCAAACCAAGAAGTTCATAAGGGTCATCCCTTTCAACTTCCTTCAGGTGCTCAGCTTTAAGAAGTTGCCACCACCACTCATCACTCTTGACCCCTATCCATTGGTTCACATAGAACCGTGTTGGCGCATCCAAGAACCTTCCACAATCAGAGATGGCTGGGTTCCCGTTCGGAGCAGACCAGCCTTTCAGCCAGTTGTGAAGGACATGGTAGGTGACACGCAAACCATACTTGTCAAAGAGTTCCTGGCTTGATTCACTCAAGCCCCCACACTCCTCAACCCTGTTTTCAAGCAAGGCACGGGCAACAGTCATCGGCCTGCGCCTTCGCTTGCTGATCGGTTTGCGCTTGTTCACCATATATCGAATGCCTCGTCTGGTATCCCCAAGCAGGCCCCCTCTTTGGGTGCCCTGTACCAGTACAGATGATTTCCTTCATCTAGGAACAGGACACCCATGAGTTCCCCATACACATCCACCATCACAGTTGTGATCCTGTCATGCTGTATTGCCTCAACGGCATGGGACACAGAGGGGATTGTATGCGGGATAACGCGGATGTTTCCAGCCGTATCATCCAGACTAGAATCCATACTCTTCACTAAACCCAGGGTAGTCACCGGACTTTTTAGCTTCAACCGGCTTGCTCTCTTGGTTCTGGCTCGGAGGATACTCCGCTGGTGCGGCCCCTTGTTTGACCTCGACACCCTGCGATCTCTGTTCTTTCGCACCAGTGCCATCAGTGCGGCTAAGAGAGAAGGCATTGATGCTTGTGAACCAGACACGTTGACCGTTCTTCTCGTAAGAGGAGTGCTTGATTGAGCCGTCAACAGCCACCATATCCCCTTCGTGAAGCTCCTCGGTGAGCGCAATGTTCTTACCAAACACTTCAACAGTGTGTGTGGAGTCGAATCTACGTCCATCGTGATGGTTCCTCCATGTTGTCATTGTGAAGACAATGGCAGCGCCACGCTTCTTTGGTTCGGACTTGACAGTGCCAAGCAGGTAAACTCTATTGATCATCTTCGTCCCTCACATACACCTTGATTTTGGTGCTCTTTTGTAGCCATTTGCTCTCTTCAGCCACCTCTTCGGTGTTTGGAAAGCAGGTTTTGTAGTATTTGCAGTAGTCACATGGGAAGGAAAGCCTCCCCTTCTTGTTCGGCCCATACGGGCGTTCTATGTTCTCGGGTACCCTTGATTTGATTACTCGTCTAAACTTCTCCCTGATTTCTTGAACGCATTCGTTGTCACGTTCGATCCATTGTCCATGTACGGGGAACAACGGCCACCATGACCCATCTTCCTCGTCTATGTACGCTTCCTTTGCAGTCGCAGCCTTACCAAAAGCAATGAGGTAGGCATAGTCAAACCCCTTTGCAGCCATGTAAGCCTGGACTTGCCAATAGTATGAGTCGGCCTTGGTCAACCCACTGGTTCTGAACTTCTTGAAGGCATAGTCAGACATGGACTTCACCTCAAGGATTGCTCTCACAGACTCTGTGGCCTCACCGCTCTTGCGCTGAACAATCATGGACCCATCCGGGTGACCAGACACCATCGCAACACGACCGGGCTCAAGGGCTACAGCCAGGGAAACGGTTTCCTGTTCTTCCCCGATGTTCCAGACAGTCCCATCAACGGAACTGAATACCTCTGCAACAGCAGCAGTGATGAACCCCTCAGTGGCATCCCCAATAGCGAACGCAATGCGAGAGGTGGCATCAATGCCGTGCCCATTCTCCTCAGTGTGATGGTACCCATATGCAAGCTGACGCTCACAGGCCCCGCTTGAGGACAGCCTCAACCCGCCGGTAACCTCACGGGTATCCGAAAGCTGCCGAAGGATTGTAGACCCTATAGCGGCTGATAAATGGGCACTCTTGCGTAGCTTCGCTGGTTGCACCAGTCTGTGGTGAACCATCTTGGCAATGTCTGGCATCCAATAGTTACTGCTCTCCGAGAGCTTCATCCACTCCATAGTCCTGCTCCTCATCTAGTGATTTGATTCTTTCAACAAGCACTTCAAGTTTTGTGCCATTCTTCCCCTTCGCCATTACAAGGCGACCAATCACGCTGACCAACTCACCGGTCTTCTCGACATTCAACAGAATCTTCCCCGGTGTCCCAAACGCCATCATGGGAACACGTAGGTCGTACATCCTGAACTGCTCACTGGGGTTGTACAGGCTGGCACGAACACGAAGCGTGGCATTGTTCTTTGTTTTAGGCAGCGCCTTTGCCTTTTCGATGTACCCAATCATCGTCACGCTTGTTGGGAACTTGTGCTTAAAGGACATCACTCACCTCATCTTTCGTGGCGGCATCGACCGCCTTCACGATGTCGAGCACATCAGCGCAGCGTACCCACCCCCCGGCGCACGACAGGGCTTCTGCCACGGCTTCAGCGGGCTGCTCGCCGTAGCGGTTGAACCGCGAGACTGCGACCCCGATCAAGCGTTGGATTTCTTCGTCATTCATCACCCACCCCCTCTTCCCTTGCTCGCCTTGTACATCTGAGAAACTTTCTTCCTCACATCGCTGCGCTTTGGTGTTGACAGGTACTCAGGGTGGGTACTCCTGATCAAATCTCCACCGTCTCCCTGCTGAAAGTCCCACATTACGTCGTCAACATGTCCCTCGTCGCCCGCCCAATAGACACGACCGTCCCGCTCGATAGCAGATGGGGGCGGGTTCTCAATGAGGTCATCGAGGAGGAGCGAGACTGTTTCCAGTGCGGCTTGACGTTTGGTTATCTTGCCCATCACTCACCACCCTTACGAGAAGCAAGCCAGTCCCGGTACTCTTGGATCTTTTGGTGTGTCAGGCCCTTCTCATGCCAACGCACGGCTCGTTGGGAGATCACCTTCAATCTATTGTCAGGCAACTCCCCCGGGGAACACTGTTGCAACCCAGCCTGTTCCCAGGCTTCACCACGAACAATCGCTGTAAGGGCTTCCAAATAGGTCCCAGCATCCTCTGACGACACACGATCACGGCGCATCACCATACGAAGACGAGACAGCCTCCGCTCCTTTGCTTCAGGAATATGTGCAACATGCTCCTCAACTGAGAACAGGTCGGCCTGAATCTGACGAACAGAAGGGGCCACGCCATATTTGGTTTGGTCCCCACGCTTTGTGGCAAGAACAAGGTAGTGTTTCGCGCAGTCAGGTCGGTCAGGGCTGAGGTTTATCTTGGTTTCACCCAACGAATACAAGTGACGACCAATGCCCCACTTCACACCAGCACGCTTGAATGCATCAGACAGGCCACCCTTGTCGCCCTCGATGTTTGTGTTCCCTGCGCCATCGGACTTGCTGACCCACTCACCATCAACACAAATCGAGAGTGTGCAGATGTTCTTTCCGCTGGTTGTTTCGGCATAGGAGTCTTTCCAGTTGCCCACACCCACAACAGAATCAAGCCTGTCCATCACAGCGCGGGCATCTACATAGCAAAGCACCCGTGCCCATGCTCCGAATGAGCGGTCAATCCTCCAGTAGACATCTTCGTCCCCAAATGGGCGTCGAAGCCCCGTCGATACTTTTGTCCAGTCCATCACGTTCTCCTTGTGTCAGGCTCATAGCCAGTGTTTTGAGGTCACCTATGAATGCGGCAACCGTTACGTTCTGCGGTTCAATCAACCGCCGAATCAGTTTGAATGTTGGGTTTTTGTTTCTTGAGATGATGTCTCGTGTGTGCCTTGGATGTGCTTTCGCATCCCTATGAAGCTGATTCAGCGTAATGCCTCTTGACTTAGCAACAAGCAATAATCTAAATCGAAACTCCTGTGCCGATATGTCAGCGGTCTTCCTCCGGCCCATGGGATATAGCCTTAACCCAGAGTGAAGCGGCTGTCAAGCAACCTCCGCTCCCCAGTCCGGTTCTCGGAACCCTTCGTCCTCCACATCGTAGACCCGTTGAAGCCTCAGGTGAGCCCAGAGCCGAACGTCCTGCTTCGAGTGGTCCCGAGACTTGAGCGCCATCAACTCAAACGGCTGGAACATGTCCGCAAGCTCGTTGTTCTCATACTTGTCGTTATTGATCTTCTTTGGTTTCTTGTACTGGAACTGGCGATACAAACCAAACGCAAGCGCAGCGTCGTGCAGGGGCTTGTCCGAATCCCTGAAGTGCTGCGGCTGTGGGACACCCCTGCGCCCACTAACAACGGACTCCTCCGCGCCACGGTTAAGCTGCAACAGGGCAATGATGGCTACGTTCTCTTGCTTTGCAGAGCGACGAAGCAACTCACTAATCTCATCCACCTCCCAAGACCGGTTCCGATTCTTTGGTAAGTTCGATGGCGGGCGAATCAACTGCAAGTAGTCCACCCAGATGACCTTGCATCCGTGCTGACGCACCATCCTACGAATGGAACTCTCAACCGCATCCGCAGTTGAAGCAGCATCATCAACAAAGATTGGCTCTTGCATTAGCTCATCAGCAGCACTCATCAGTTCTTCCGTTTCTTGCTCACGCGAATCGTGAAGGTCACTGATAGGAACCCCCGCAACAATAGACGCCATACGATCTACCAGCTTCCATCGGGGCATCTCAATGGAGATAATCCCTTGGGGAATGCCTGACTTTGCAGCACGCAGGACAGCAGACACAAGGAACATGGTCTTCCCAATCTCAGGGCGACCGCCAATGATTGTCATGTATCCCCTGGGCCAGCCCAGGTAATGGTTGTCGAATGTGCTGAATCCAGTGGGAACATACTCAACATCCTCACCATCAAGAATGCGCCTCCAGGCCGCCTTACGTTCGCTTGCAGCCTCTTGTAAGGAGAGGATGCCCTGGATGGTATCAATCTCTCCGCTCACGTTCAGAACGGAAGACTCAGCCTTTCGGATGATCTCCTCTGGCTCAAGATCAAAGGACTCAAGATCACAAAGGATTACGTTGGTTGCCTTCTTCAACTCACGGAGCTTGTAACAACGGGCAATGCGCTGGGCGTATGAGCGTAAGACACCATCACCAACAACAGTCTCATCACCAAGAGAGGAGACATAGGCAACGCCACCAAACTTTTTACATCCCTCAACACCAGATGATTCAATCAGTGAGACAAGATCAGCAGGATTACTCTTTGAAAACCTGTTTACTATCCATGAGTAAATCTTCTTATGGTTTTCATTAGAGAAGTAATGTTCTCTTAGTACATCATCTACTAGTACTAGATCATTACCAGAGTGTACTAGTAGTGTACCTAGTACCATCTTTTCTGTTTCAACGGGATTTAGATGCTCAAAGGACACGTTTCTTGCTCCATATGTTTTGCCCCACAGGCAGTTTTTTCGTCAGCGACTTGACCCACTGACCGAAGGAAGATAACCGGGAGTTAAGGAGGCGTCAAGTGAAACAAGGCGAATCAGATGATAACCAAGGTAGAACCGAGACTTTCGGTGCGATGCTCCGCTCAAGGCGGGTGAAGGCGGGGTTAACCCAGAAGGCTCTCGCGGACACGGTTGGCGGGTGCGGGCCCCTGATCTCTCAGTATGAAGGCGGGCACAGGCTCCCAAGCATACGGATGTTCGCGAAACTTTGTGCTGCACTGGGGCTTTCAAATGACGAGGTGGTGTTCTTGATCGAGGTCATTGAGCAAACCTCGTGGGACTAAGACCAAAGCACAAAGAGGTTGTATCAAACAAGGCATACCATGAGGGGCGTATTGATATACGCAGGATTGGATTAACGCTTGGGTGGTACTACAGAAAAGATGATGGGGTCAAAAGGCGGTACCCCATTATCAACGCAGGCATGATCCATGTAGGCATCACGTCTCATGTGCTCGGTTTGTGCATTGGACGCAGGGACATCTTCATAGGCCGCGACGGGCTTCTCTGGAAGTATCCCAAGGTGTTGCTTAATCATACGGTTCCAACCGCACACGACCTTAACAAAGAGGATCTACAAGCATGGGCAGATGCGTGTGCCCGGTCAGTTATTGACCGGATTACTCCGAACAGTGAAGCTACTGTTACTGAGCGTTCAAACCGCAGGTATCGCAAGATCATTCGTGCGCTTGTTGAACAGCGTATTCTTGATGCTGCGTCCCTTGGGTACGAACGTAACGCCCGTAGTTACGCGCGTTGCATCTCATCCTCTTGGACAGACCAAGACCTTTTGAACACTCGTCATGCGACAATACGCCATGCAACACTTGTATCGCTTGCTCTCGCGCTCGAAGCAGACAAGGCCGCACAACTCATCGAGCTTGCAGCACTCATTGAGATGCGTGTCCCATTTGTATCCCGCGAAGCCGCACTATCCATCTACCAGCAATCCGTATCCCTGCTTGCAAGACTCTGCCCTCAGTGGTGGAACCAAGGACATCTTTGTGATTGGAACATGGTTGGTGACATTGATCGGTTGTTTCGTGCTCAGTATGTACGCATGATCGAAGACGCCTGGGACAACGGTACGCAGTTTGAAACGATGGGCGGGCTCGCCCTGCGGAAGCTCGTGGGTGACCCGTTCGCGGAGGAGCAGGAAGGGGAGGAATAAAGATTCTGCCCAGCATAGCTGGGCACGTAGGGATCTGACTTGACGGGATGTTCACCGTGGGTTAAGCCCCTCAGCAGTCGGCACAGAACCGGCCAACGACAAGGAGATTCATCCATGGGTGATATGAAAAGAGAGGTCGCTTCGCTCAAGGCGGAGGCCAAGATTTGGAAACGATACTCAGAGGAGTTGGAGCAAGCGCTTGAGCGTCTTGTGAAAGCCTTCACTACCAGTCAAATGATTTGTGAAGCAGAGGCCAAGAAGTTTCATCACAATGCAGCGCACCGAAACCTTTGGGCTAACCGCGCAAGCGCACATCACTCAGCAGTGGTTCGATTGAGAATGGAGTATCGCTATGTCCGATGCTCTGATGAGGCAGACAAAATAATCAAAACGTGGGTGCAAGAAGCTACCGACGACTACAACCAAGTCGTTTCCGAAAGTGGAAACAAAGGAGAAGAGTAATGTCAGATTTGAC